AGAAGAAATTGAAATTGAAGGTAAAGTAACCGCAAATAAGTTGAAAACTGCGTTTATGAAAATGAATAAAAAGAAGCAAATTAACCGAGTGCTCGTATCGAAGTTCATTCAAGGCATTGCTGCCTGAGTGTTGTTTAAATGCGACACGGCTGGTTGACATTTGAGATTAGCCGTGTTAAAATTGATGTATAAATTGTGAATAGGAGTTTTTATATTATGACTAAGCGTGCCGAAATTCGTGAAAAGTTTATTAATGCAATTGCTGCTCTTGGTAAACCTACTGTAACGACCGATGAAATTAAAGAAATTTGTAGTAAAGTAGATATTGCTCACCCTTACTGGTTCACTAATGATGATGTGAATCGTGTAAAGCGTGGCGTTTACAAAGTACCTGGTTCTGCCTCTGTTGCACAACCTTCTCAAACAATTGCACTACAAGCACAGGTTGTTCCAATGACAAGACCAGTTGAAAAATCTGAACACAAAATTCAAAATGTCCAAACTGATTTGGACAATACTAACCTAGTTCCTAATGTTTACAAAAATTATGTAGCATTTGGCAACTTTGATGATGTTCTTTCAATCGTTCAATCGATGAGATTTTTTCCTGTTTTCATTTCTGGTCATTCTGGTAATGGTAAAACAATGTCTATTGAACAGGCATGTGCCAAAGCAAAACGAAAATTTGTTTGCATTTCAATGACACCTGAAACTGATGAAAGTGACCTACTTGGTAACTATGTTCTGATTGATGGTAATATGGAATGGCGTGATGGTCCTGTGACCACTGCTGCTCGTCAAGGTGCCGTATTGTGTATCGATGAGATTGATTATGGTGCTCAGAACCTTTCCTCTTTACAACGGGTTCTTGAAGGCAAACCTTTCATGTTGAAAAAGAAAGGTGAATTAATTACACCTGCACCTGGTTTTACAGTATTTGCTACTGCGAATACAAAAGGTAAAGGTAGTGACGATGGTCGTTACATGTTTACCAATGTTCTTAACGAAGCTTTCTTGGAAAGATTCCGCACTACAATGGAACAGGAATTTCCTCCTGTTAAAACAGAGCGTAAGATTATCGAAAAAGAATTGACCTCAGTTGGTCGTGCTGACAATGATTTCGCCGAGAAACTTGTTACATGGGCTGATGTGATTCGTAAAACATTCGCCGATGGCGGTTGTGATGAAGTGATTTCTACTCGCCGTTTGGTGCATATTGTTGAAACATACGGCATCTTTGGTGATAAAATGAAGGCGATTACCCTTTGTTTGAATCGTTTCGATGATGACACTAAGGCATCATTCGTTGATTTGTATACCAAAGTTGATGCAGGTGCTTCGGCAGAACAGTTGCTTGCCCCTGTAATTGAACCTGAAGAACCTGTTGATGTTAAAGTGGAAGATATTCCTTTCTAATAGTAGTTCGGCACTTCTCCCACAGGTAGACTGTGGGAGTTTTTTATTCTTTACCTGTATATCTATTGACAACCAGCGCACTATATGATATACTTGTTTTTAATTTGAGAGAAAGGTCTCCTCTCAAATGTTTACCTAGTGAGACCATTTTAATATTGGAGTATTTTGTAATGAAATCAGCAAAACAAAAAGTTCTTGCATATCTTTCTAAAGACAGCGAATATAACACCTTGACCGCACAAAAAATGCAGTCTGTTTTTGGTGTTGCAAATCCTTCTGCAACCATTAATGAGTTGCGTAACGAAGGTCATGCTATTTACTTGAATAGCCGTATCAATGCTAGTGGCGATAAAGTTTCTTTCTATCGTCTTGGCACTCCTACCAAGCGCATTGTTGCCGCTGGTATCGCTGCAGTTCGTTCACAAGGTGAGCGTGCTTTTGCCTAATTTAGGGTAAAAAGTAATAGAGGAAGTGATACATATAGGTACCACTTCCTCTTTTTCGTTTATGGAGTTGTCATGGAAATTAAAGTTGAATTAGAAAAACTAAGAAAAAATAAACTGTTTATTGCGACACCAATGTATGGTGGCATGGCACATGGTTTGTATATCAAATCAAGCCTCGATTTACAGACAACCATGAACAAGTATGGAATCGAAACTAAATTTTCGTTCTTGTTCAATGAATCACTTATCACACGAGCCAGAAATTACTTGGTTGATGAATTTCTCCGCTCAGACCACACACACTTGTTATTCATTGATTCGGACATTCACTACAATCCACAAGATGTTCTAGCGCTCATGGCGTTGGACAAGGATGTAATTGGTGGTCCTTATCCTAAAAAATCAATCAATTGGGGTAATGTAGCGCAAGCCGCTCGTTCTCATCCGAATATGGAACCAAGAGAACTTGAACAATTGGTTGGTGAGTATGTTTTCAATGTCGTAAAAGGCACAAAACAATTTACTGTTACAGACCCACTTGAAGTCATGGAAATCGGCACAGGTTACATGATGGTCAAACGGGAAGTATTTGAAAAAATGGAAAAAGAATATCCAATGATTCGATACAAACCTGACCATGTTGGACAAGCCAATTTCGATGGTACTCGTTATATTCATGCTTACTTTGATACTGTCATTGACACCAAAGAATCAATCGTTGGAGGCGGTTCTGACCGTTATCTGAGTGAAGATTATATGTTCTGTCAAATGTGGCGTAAGATGGGTGGACAAATCTATCTGTGTCCATGGATGAAAACTCAGCATATTGGCACATATGCATTTACTGGTAATATGCCTTCTGTGGCACAATACACAGGCAAACTGTAATGGCAACAAAAGAGGAAATTAAAAAGTCCCAAAATACAACGACAGGTGGTCGCAAGTTTGATGGTGGTAAACTGCAATATGGTTTACTTCCACCACTTGCGTTAAAAGCCACGGTCGATGTATTGACTTTTGGTGCAGAGAAATACGAACCTGATAATTGGAAAGTTGTGCCAGATTCCAAACGCAGGTACTTTGATGCATTACAAAGGCACATGTGGGCATGGAAAGAAGGTGAACAAATGGATCCAGAATCCGGCAGACACCACCTTGCACATGCACTTTGTTGCCTCATGTTTCTATACGAACATGATATAATGTATTCTGTTGATAAATCTTAATTATGAGGTGTTAAATGAAACTATCAAATGAAACTCTATCCGTTTTAAAGAACTTTGGAACAATCAACCAAGGTATCTTTTTCAAACAAGGCAAGACACTTAAAACTGTCTCGTCACACAAAAACATTCTTGCTGAAGTCACTATCAAAGAAGAAATTCCTGCTGACTTTGGTGTTTATGACCTGAACAATTTTCTTTCAGTTGTCTCCCTACATAAAGACGACCCATCTTTTGAGTTCGATGAGAAACATGTTCTAATCGTTGGTAACAAAGGTCGCAGTAAAATCAAATATCGTTTTTGTGAACCAACAATGATTGTTACTCCTCCTGAGAAACAATTCGTAATGCCTAGTGCAGAAATTAATTTCGCACTTTCATCTGAGGACTTTGATTGGGTTCTCCGTGCGGCATCTGTTCTTTCTTCACCACATATTGCAATTGAATCTGATGGTAAGAAAATTAGTATTGTTACACTTGATTTGCAAAATGATTCTGCACATACCGATGCACTTGAAATTGCAGAAGGTAATGGTAACAAATTTAAAATGATTTTCAAAACTGAGAATCTGACCAAAGTATTACCTGGTGCATATGAAGTTGCAATTTCTTCAAAAGGCGTTTCACACTTCAAAAACAAAAATGTTCCACTTCAGTATTATATTTCTACTGAAGCAGGTTCTAAGTTTGAGGCATCTTAATGTTAATCTGGTTTACAAACTCTTATGGTCGTCAAGTCGCAATCGACAATCGCCATGTTATAAGTGTTTATGAAGCAAATGGTAACACAATGGTAGAAACCTCTCATGGTTCTATTATGTTAGGTGAATCGATTCTTGATGTTGTATCTCGTTTGAATACAACAAATTAAATTATGATTTTTGTGAAAGGTTTATATTATGGAACATCTGTTGTGGACAGAGAAGTATCGGCCACAGA